TTACATTTCCCTTGCTCAGTCAAGCCGGAACATTTGAAAACGCATCGTATGATGCTTGCTTTACTCCTAATGGCGGTTGCGACAAAAAAATCATCAGAACCATTAATCGAGCTAAGAAACAAGTGCTAGTGCAGGCATATTCCTTCACGTCCACGCCTATCGCTGATGCTTTAGTTGATGCGCATAAACACGGTATAGATGTTGAAGTGTTGTTAGATAAAAGCCAATTAAAGGGCAAAGGTTCGGTTTTGCCATATCTGAAGAAACAAAATATTGAAACTAAAATAGACTGCAAGCCCGCGATAGCACACAATAAAGTTATGATAATAGACGGCGAAACGGTGATCACCGGAAGCTATAATTTTACTGAAAGCGCAGAACATAAAAATGCCGAAAACTTATTAATTATCCGTGATAAAAATTTAGCGGAGAAATACAAAAATAATTGGATTAAAAGAAATGAGGTAAGCAAATGACAAATAAAATCGAAAAACTTAATGCTGAAATTGTAAATGCCATAATTGATGAAAAACGTTTCTTAAGGGTAAATGTATCGCCTTCCTTCCATACGGTAGACGAACTTTCTGCATTAAAACAAATCTGCGACAAAATAGACGAGCTTATTGATAAACATAATAAAATGTTTCCTGATACTATGGCTGAATATTATGGCGAAGAAATAACAAGAAGAAAAAACGTCTAAAATGACAAATAACAAAATTTGTAGTAATCAACAACTAAACGAGGAAAATAAAAATGAAAACATGCAACAATTGTAACAAAGAGGTATCTGAAGATAGCAACTTTTGTCCACATTGCGGACGTAGCTTTTTGAGCGCAACAAATAGAGAAGACACTACTTCCAAAAGTAACACGTTAACTTTCGAAGATACTAAAAAATTATTTATGGAAATGGAAGAGGAAAAAGAAAAGAAACGTAAAGAAACCGTTGAGCAAGAGAAAAAAGCCAGAGAACTTGCAAATAAAAAGAGAAAAGAACGAGCAACTTGGTGGTCTTTGGGTATAACTTTTGTCGCTTTTTTAATGTGTTTAGGTGCTTCATTACCCGGCGCAGTAACAGCAGTAATTTGCTTTTTTGTTTTAACTCTTTGTTGCTGCTCTTTTACAATGAGCCGAGGAATTAAGAAAATAATTAATGATTGAGAAAAGCGCAACCAAAGGAGAGCAAATAATGTTTAAACGAAGATACTTTCTTATTTTTTACAGTCATTCTTTTAAGGGCGGCTTCGGATATGGTAGCATGTATCGATGGGATAAAAAATACCCGCCACTGCAGAAACTAAGACTTTTTTTGAATGAGTTTTTAACAAAACAAAATGGCATTCCGACAAAAGCAACTATTACAAATATAATTGAATTAAATAAAAAAGATTGGTTACATGCACAAGAAGATTCAGGAAACGAAATCAATGAACATTAAAGATAATTTAAAATGAAAAACTTTTTTTCTAATTTATACATAACAGGAATGTTATTTACCGTAGGAATTACTCCGCATTCTTTTCTTGTTATTTCAGAAAAGCACCCTACTCTTTTACATTTGCTTGCAACTATTTTGCAGCTTTGTGGGTGGCCGATATTTCTTGGAGCGCATTTTAGATAAAAATACAGAAATTAATTGTTAACAACAAATTGTAAATCGCAACGACAATTGATCAGATTGCCTTCACTAGCTCCAAGTGAGTCATCACCTGGGTACATTAATTCTTCACCCCCAACTTCAAAAGGTTCGTCAGAATTAACTATCTGCCCATCTGCTTCTGCATGAGCTGAACGAGTATGGTCGTCAAGCACACTAACCCACATTTTTTGTTGTATTATTTCGTCGATCGGTTTCTCGTCATATTCAACATTAAAATCACTCATCGTTGATAACTCTATATCTTTACTTGTTTCCGCTGAAAATTGCGTCTCAGTAATGCTAATTATGTTTGAACGCCCTAAAAATCTAGCAGCCAGATTATCACTTGCAACGTCAGCAACCGAACTATTAGTAATAGTTTCATCTTCTAATGCTAACGATATATGTGCATCTTTTACCGCTTTATCCATATTATCTCGCGTTGTATCAATGATAGAGTGGCTCATTAGGTGTGATCTTTGTGCAGATGCACCCTTGATGTTTGCTTCTAATTTACGTTGAATGGTGGCGTTATTGGGCGGGTTTCCTAGCTTATCACGAATGCCATTTGAGAAACTATTACCAACTTTAACGCCATGATCATTTAATATTTTCTCTAGTTCTTTTTGGTAATCAGAAATACTAGGTATTATCCCTGTTTTTTCGTAATGTGTTTTAAATTCGGCATTAACTTTATTGAAAAATTTCTGCATATCTGCTTGCAAAGGCTTTTCAAGCTTTAGCTTTTTAGCGTAACTATCCATTGCTTGCGTATATAGTTCTTTTTCTTTTGAACGTGGAATAGCAGAAATAGCAGGTATAGTAGTAGCATGAGTATGATTCTCCGCTTCTTTGCATTCGTGATTATGTTTATGCGTTACCATAATGTCTAACTATCAATTGATTGATTTCTTCGTCATTAAAACGAGGACTACCATCTTTATTAACTTGTAAGCGTAAAGTGTTAACAAACTTTTCTTTGGTCGCCTTCTGCGCCTTGTCTATTTCCGAATGATCGCCTTCTCCGTTGTCGGTATCTTTTATACTTTCCGTAGGTTTAACGCTCCCATCTACTGCATTAGCGTCATCTTCTGTACTGCTTAAAGCAATTCCCAAGGTGTCGCTAGTATCAACAGCAACGACAACATGATTGCCGCCTTCTAAGCCTTCGACGCCATAATCATTACGTATTTCATTTTTAGTAAATATGTTTAATTCTGATTTGACTTTCGCCATCTCATTACGACGTGGTTCTAATGCAGGAATATCAGTTTCATTAAACGCTAAAATTAAATCTTCACTATTTTCGTAACGAGGCATCAAAAAGTTAGTTAATTCGGCGTATAGACGGCGCGTAAGCGGTAGCACAGCATTATCGTATAATAATAACTTAGCCGTCTCCATGTTGTTATAAGAGCTTGTCTCTGAATTAATTAGTGGTAACGGTATTTTCAGCGCATTGTAAATACTTTCTGTTACCTGTCTACGCATTTCGATGTAGTCCATATCGCGACTTCCCTTCATTGTATCAACGAAAGCAACGTCGCTATCAAAAAACGCCATGCGTCCAGCATTGTTTGAACCTGCGAAGCCATAACTCATTTGCTGTAAAAATTCCTGTTTCTTTTTGTCTACCATCGGCGTTTTAGAAGTTAAAAAACCACTTAATTTAACGCCGCGTTGCAATGCGCTTAAATTATACTTGGCAACTTCAACATATTGACGCATTTCATAAAAAATAGCATTAAGTGGTGATAATCCATAGCCCATGTTTGAACTAACCATAGGATTAAATGTTCTTATTTGATAAAGCTCCTTAAATTCATTGGCATAAAACCTAAATCTTTCTTGTCCATCTGTTTTAACAGCAGTCCGATTGTAAGTATCCATTATCGACATGACGCGTGCAGTGATATTTTGAGCGTAACCGTCAAAGCCTACAACGATGCTAACAGCTTGCGAAGGCATTACGCGCAAAGTTAACGGAGGCTGTTCAATGTAGCCATCTGCCTTTATGTAACTATTGCCGCAAATTAGATAGAAATTAGCTAATTGTTTTATAAATTCTGACCACACAAAATCAGCGTCCGGATATGCTAATAATTCCAACAAAGGATGCTCATCGATATATTCATCAGTTTTTTTATTGTAAATTAACGGTTTAATAGCTGCAATTTCGTCGGTAATTTTATCTATAGCAGTTTGTACAGGAGCGCATTCAAGATAATACAAAATCGCTTCTGTACTGTATAAAATTGGCTTATCGCCTGTGGGATATAACGGCAATCCCATTGGAGCAGACGGATTATTGATTTTTGTTTCTATCTTTCTATGATTTGGTATAAATATATTATTAATAGCCTTGAAAGGCATTTTCAGCGCGTTTTTGAAATCCACTGGTGATATTCCTCATTATTACAGCCGGGCAGCGTCGCACTGTTATGAAGCTAGAAAAAAGTTATGAGCTATAGTATACATGATCTAATGAAATAATTAAATTATAAACTTTTCTGCTATAAAACTAAAAAAAAGTTATTGGAGATTGAGATGTATAGCTAAAGATTTGAGACAAACCCATGGTAACAGAATCAACGATATCATCGTGAGTAGCTTTTGGAAAACGAGACAACTCGTCTAAGAAATCAAAAAGTAACGGATGGTCTTTCGGCAAAAACACTCTTCCTTGATCTATCATCGGAGTAACAACATGAGCGCGCACTTCTTTATCACCTCTTGGAATTACTGGATGAATCGGTAAGTTACTTGTTCTTAAAAGTTCCTGTACCAGCGGAGAACCTGACGACATATCTTCAATATAAATAGCAGATGGTTGATGTTTTATCGCAATGCTTTGCAGCATTATTTTCAAATCATAATATGCGACCCTATCCGCCCAAATATCTTCCAAATAAGCATTATTTCCGCATATTCCCCATGTAGTGCAAACTGATCTATCGTTTTCTTCTTTAGTTTTGCACGCGGTATCTAATGAACAAATAGTATACTCATATTCAGGTTTAGTTTCCGCAGTGTAATATTGCCATTTGTCGCGTTTAAATATGCTACCACCTTCTACTTCAGGATGTTGTTGATACAATGCTGGAAATCCAGAAGGGTTTGTTTGACGTATTTCTTCCAAGCGTTCTTTGCTATAGCGTTCAGGCCATAACGCCTCACCTACTGCGCGACCTAAAACATCATTTTCTTCTGCCAACGCAGGGATGTTTATTACTATCCAATTTTTGGCGTCATCACTATTAAGAATGCGTCCAACTAAATCATCATAATGCCATCTTGCCATGGTTAATATAATTGACCCTCCAGGTTCAACACGCGTTGATACGTCATTCAAAAACCAATTCCACGTCTTGTTTCTATATGCCTGACTATATGCTTCTTCGTAATTACGAATTGGGTCGTCAATAGTTAATAAATGACATCCTCGTCCTGATATACCAACGCCTACGCCTACCGCTAACAAACTACCCCCTGCCGCTGTTTCCCAGTGATTAGCGGTATTTTTTTCACCAAATTCAATACGTCCTTCTAAAATCCTTCGAGTTGCGCGTGAAAAATCAGTACAGAAAGTATGATTGTAAGCTCCAATAACCGCTTTTTTTTCAGGAAATTTCTTAAGAAAAGCTGCGTTAAAACGAATTGTTGCAAACTCGCTTTTACCATGCCTAACAGGCATTTGAAGTATTATTTTTCTTGGCGCTCCATCAAGAATAGATTGCAAATACGGTTCAACGTATTTTAAATGAGGTAAGTTCCAATTCCATTGAGGCGTTACTTCTTCCAAAAATTCATGAAACGTTTGCGGTCGTAAAATCTCAAGCCTACGCCTTCTCTCCATTATCGTTTTCGATAACGTCAAAAGTTGGCTTTGATTGAAGCTGCTGTAATTCTCTGCGCTGTTCATCAGTAATTACACCGTTATTTTTAATGATTGCATTGAGCATCGCATCTGGTATTTTAGCAAAGTCAATTTTATTGATATCAATTCCAACGTTGCCAGTGTGATCTATTTTAATGCCCGCCTCTTCGTAGATGTTCTTGTTTACCCATTCTAATGCTCGCGCGTCACCCTGCGATGCTTTGTTTATGGTGCGAAACATGATCAGGTCTTTAACCGATTTTATCTTGCGTTTCTTCAATTCGCGATGATATTTAACAAACTTTTCCTTTTTGTCTTTGTCTTCAGTGATTGGCAACAAAAACGTCTCAGGGTCTTGCTCAAGCATTTCTCTAAGAATAGTCGCGGTCGTTTTTTGACCCAATTTCATACCGCCAATTCTTACGTGTCCTTTTTTGAAAGGCTTTAAATTTTCAGGCATTCCCCCTTTTCTTGGCATATCGTTCACACTAATTGAAAAATCGTTCACACACTATTAACTTTTTGTTCACACAAAATGATCTCATGTGAATAACGACAATAATATATCTATTATTAGATAAAATAAATAATTCATTCTTTTAGAAATTCTTTATAGTCAAAATCTACATCATTGAGTTTTATTTTTATTTCGCTTTCTTTGCCATTTTTCATCATAAAATTAATCCAACGTTTGACTATTACATCAGAATATCTTTCATCTAGCTCTAAACCGTAGCAAACACGATTTAATTGTTCGCAAGCTATAAGAGTTGTTCCCGTTCCTAAAAATAAATCTAAAACCGATTTTTTTGAAAAATTATTAATGAAATATACCGGCAAATCCACAGGAAAAGTAGCTTTATGTATATCAGCGCATTCTTTATTTTGACGACTATTAATATAAATAATATTTTCTAACGTACCTCTGAACTCTTTTACACCCATAGATCTATTAGCTTTTTTTGAAAAACAATAAATAAATTCAAATTTAGAATTAAGTACGTTGCTTGCCATTGCTGGCTCAGCAGTTGTTTTATCCCAAATTATATAATCCGCAAAATATTCTCTTAAATTATATAGATACTCTATTAAAGCAATTTTATTACCCGCGATTGATTGAATATTAAAAAAAACATATTCTGAAGCAATCAAAGAATTTTTTGTAGCTGATTGTATTAAATCCAAATATTCACTTAAAGATTTATTATCTTCGTCATTTAAGTATTTTTGTTTATTTCCATTAGGTGTCATTCCAACATTATACGGCGGCGATGTAAAAGTAATATCTATAATCTGTCCGTCCATTAATTTTTCAACATTCAAAATATTCGTACAATCCCCACATAAAACCCTATGCTTCCCAATTTCCCATAAATCACCTAACTTTGATATTGGCTCACTCTGCGAAACTTCAGGTGCTTCATCCTCTTGAATTTCGGTCGCCTCATCTTCATCAATTCCAAAATCAAGCTCATCCATGCCCCAGTCCAGCAGATCGTCCATTTCATAATCGGCTGCTAAAATATCGTAATCATTATCGCCAAAGCCGACATTATCAACCACGATAAATCGCTTTTTTTCATCTTCTGAAAGCTCATCCGCTCGTTTAACCCAGTTGTCGGCTATGTCTTTGTAGCCCAACTCTTTTAACGCTTTAAATCGCATATTGCCGCCTAAAATCATATTATCTGAATCGACAATAATTGGGCGTAGCTCCATCATCTTTGGAAATTCTTTAATGCTTTGAACAAGCTTTTTGAATTTATCATCGCGGATTAGTCTAGGATTTTTAGGATTGGGCTTTATATCTGTTAAGAGCATGATCTATTATGTAATAATTCTTTAAGTTATGCAATCGTAACATTTTACCATAGCGGCAACCATATTTATTTTCACATCGTCCCATACTTTAACGCAACATTGATTTTATTGTGCAATTACGCTACAGTGTTTGAATTCTATTGGAATTTTTTCCCTACTGGCGCACATTTCTTTTAGGCATAGTGGTAACTGCTTTTTGTTTTAGGTTTTAAGCTTTACGGTTTTGATTTTGTTTTTTCTTTTTAGGAAACTTGGTAAGTGAAGAGTGAAAAGGTGAAATCTTGGTGGGTAGTGGAATAAGTCCCCCTACCCCATTCTACTTACCGATTGAGCGACTGAAACACAGCTCAAGAAACCCGTATAAGATAGAGATAAGGCTAATTAGCGGCAGCGAACAAGTCCCCATGAACAAGGCAGCGGCTTAAAGCGAAATGCAGAAATGCTATAATAAATTAGATTATAAAAAATTGTCAACTAAATTATGATAAAAAATCTTAAAGCGAAGCAAACGGTTTTAAAACCAAAAGTTGTAATTCACACTGACGGCGCATGCATAAGAAATCCAGGTCGCGGAGGCTATGCAGCAATATTGTCGTTTGGTGATAACGAGGAAGGAAAAGCACAGCGAATTAAGCACATAACTGGTTCTCATCCATGGACAACTAACAACCGTATGGAGTTAATGGCGTTTATTGCAGCGTTAGAAGAATTAAAAGTGCCTTGCTTTGTAGAGTTAAATACAGATTCGCGTTATGTTTTAGCGGTATTAAACCGCGTGGTGACTGGCAAAAAGAAAAAGAAAGGGCAATTCCCAAATTATGATTTACACGAAAGACTTGGCAAAGCTATAATATCGCATGACGTGGAAGGTAAATGGGTAAAGGGACATGCAGATAATAGAATGAATAATATAGCCGATGAATTAGCTAATTCAGTAGCAACGGGAGATAGATAATCTAGCGTAATTATAATTA